TAAACGACTGTGGAGCCGCTGGGCTGATGGGAAACCTGTATGCAGAAAGCGGCCTGCGACCGGACAACCTGCAAAACACCTATGAAAAAAAGCTGGGTATGACGGACACCTCATACACGGCGGCGGTTGACGGAGGAACCTATACCGGGTTCGTGCGGGACTGCGCCGGTTATGGGCTGGCACAGTGGACTTACTGGAGCCGGAAACAGGGACTTTTCAATTTTGCCAAGGCGGCGGGCCGGAGCATCGGAGACCTGGAGATGCAGCTTGATTTCCTGATGAAAGAGCTGCGTGAGGGTTACAAAGCTGTTCTGACCACGCTGAAAACGGCGGGAAGCGTCCGGCAGGCATCAGATGCAGTCCTGCTGCAATTTGAGCGCCCGGCAGATCAGAGCGAGACGGCGAAAAAGCGCCGGGCCTCGTTCGGGCAGAAGTATTATGACAGGTACGCAAAACCCAAGGAGGGACAAACTGTGGGAACATTCAAGCCGAGACTGACCCGACCGGAGGCGGGCAACAAATATTACATCACCAAGGCGAGCGGAGGATGGTCGGACGCCATCAAGGGAAAGCCGGTGGACGCGCTGTGCAACACCCTTTCCAACTGCGTGGGCTATGCCTATGGGCGATTTAATGAGATCGGCGGTTACGGGTGCTGTAAATATCTGCGGCCCGTGAACGCCGAAAACTTTATCCAGTTTGCCGGGGGCCTGGCCGTAGGTCAGGAGCCGAAGCTGGGGGCCTGCATGGTGTGGCGCAAGGGGGCGACGCTGAACGGTTCGGATGGAGCGGGCCATGTGGCAATCGTGGAGCAGATCATCAGTGCAACTGAGATCGTGACCAGCGAAAGCGGATACGGAAGCAAAACCCCGTTCTGGACAAAGCGCCGGAAGAAAGGCACAGGGAACTGGGGAGCCGGGAGCGGGTACACTTTCCTGGGCTTTATCTATAACCCGGCTGTGAGCGGAAGCACCACGACAACCCCGGCACCGAACCCACCGACAACCGGAGGCGCAACCGAAGCGCTGAAATACAAGGTGGGCCAGATGGTGCAATCTCTGGCGAAGAAGCACTACACCAGCTCCAATGCGGCGACGGGAAAGAACTGCAAGCCGTGCGAGGCAAAGGTGACGGCCATCAATCCGGGAAGCAAGCACCCCTATCATGTGGTGGGTACTTCTGTGTATGGATGGGTAGACGAGGACGACATCGCGGCCACGGCATCTGCTGACACTGCCCTTGCCGTGGGCGACCGGGTGAAGATGGACAAGTCGGCAACGATCTACGGCACCATGCGCAAGTTTGCTGCATGGGTATATGCCGCAAAGCTGTATGTGCGCGGCATTGACGGGAACCGCGTGGTGGTATCCACGCTGAAAAGCGGGGCTATCACCGGTGCGGTTGACAAGAAGCATTTGACGAAAGTGTAATAGGAGGGTATACACATGGATAACATTATGCAGTACATTCCCCTGGCGGTATCCGCTGTTCTGCTGGCGGCCCTTATCCTGACGGTGGTCACCAACATCATCACCCAGGTTCTCAAAAAGCTCACCTGGGAAAAGATACCCACCAACATTCTGGCCTTTCTTGTGGCGATGGCAGTGACCCTTCTGGCGTTCTTCGCAGTCTGTCAGATCATGGCGTGGGCCGTCACCTGGTACATGGTGGCCGGAGCAGTAGCCCTGGGCTTGTTCGTCGCCTACGCCGCTATGTTTGGATATGACAAACTGCGAGAGGCGCTGGAGCAGATCATTAACTGGGAAAAGAGAAAAACAGAGTAAAGATGTCCCCCGGCTATCACACTTACAGGTGCGGTAGCCGGGGGATTTTTCATTATACACGCAACAGTGAAAATAACTATTGCGGAGCGGGAAAATATTGGGTATCATAAGGGTGTAAAATGCGACAAAACAAGACAAGCGGAACGGAACCGGGAAACCGGAAACCGCCCGCAGGGATGCACGGAAGGAGGTATTACAGTGCAGGCCAAGGAGCGCACATTTAAGCACCTGACAAAGAACGACAGGCTGAGAATGGAACGGTGGCTGAACAAAGGGATGAAGCCGAGAGAGATTGCAGATAAGCTGCGCGTCCACATCTCCACCGTCTACCGGGAATTGAAGCGGGGAGAATATGAGCGGCTGGATGGGGACACCTGGGAGATGGTGACGGCGTACAGCCCGGACATCGCAGAGGAGCGGTATCAAAATCACTTACGGGAAAAAGGGCCAGACTTGAAGATTGGAGCAGATCACGAATTGGCCCGATACATCGAGGAGACGATCATCGCCAACGATTGCAGCCCTGCCGCTGTGCTGGGGTATGCAAGGATGGAGGGGAGGACATTTAAGACCTCTGTTTCCGTAGCGACCATTTACAGCTACATCAAAAAAGGGATATTCCTGCGTATCACACAGGTGGATTTGCCGCGGCGCGGGAAGAAAAAGCAGGGGTACAAAAAGGTAAAGACAAGGAAAGACCAGGCCAGGGCGTCCGCCGGTGAGAGCATCGAACGCAGACCGGAGAGAGTAAAGAACCGGGAGGAGTTTGGGCACTGGGAAATGGATACGGTGTACAATAAAAAGGATAGTACCAGCAAGGCGCTTCTGGTACTGACCGAGAGAAAGACCCGGCGGGAGATCATCATACTGATACCGAACCGCAAAGCGGAGACCATTGTTAAAGCATTAGACGCGCTGGAGCGGAAAATCGGAGCAGTGAATTTCAGAAAGATTTTTAGGACGATCACGGTTGATAACGGCTCTGAGTTCTCGGCGGCGGAGGAGATGGAGCGCAGCGCTGTCAACAAGACCATCCCCCGGACAAAGGTTTATTTCTGCCACCCCTATTCATCGTGGGAGCGCGGGAGCAACGAAAACGCCAACATTATGATTAGGCGGAAACACCCAAAGGGAACCGACTTTGAAAAGGTGAGCGCAAGACAGATCGCAGAGACCGAACAATGGATAAACAACTACCCCCGGAAGATACTGGGGTATATAAGCAGCGAAGTGGCTTTCCGGGCCTGCTTGCGGGAGATAGGGCTATCGGCGTAGGCCGTATGGGACGCATGGGAGAAAGGGGGAAACTGGAGGGGGCATGAGGAATATAATAAGGGAAAGCGGAGGCTGCCGACCAAGGGAATTGACGGCGGCCATATTGTCATGTCAAAATTGAACAAAAATGAAACGGAAAATTTGTGTGCAATAAATGCTTGACTTTTTCTAGCTGAATAATTAGAATAAATGCGAGAGAACTCGACAAGAGTTTTCCCGCATTTATTTTTTTGTCAAAAAAGCCAGCAGAAAAGGAGGCGGGCAGGTTGAGTAAAAGGCATCTCATGCTGAAAGACCGCATGGAACTTGAAAGATTGTATGGAAAAGGGTTCGGGGCGGCGGAGATCGCAACGAAGCTGAAAGTCCATCGCTCCACTGTGTACAACGAGTTGAAGCGCGGAGACACCGGAGAGATGGACGAAAATGGGCGGTTTGGGTATAGCGCGGAGCTGGCGCAGCAGAGACTTCTTGAAAATTACCGTCAGAGAAGAACGGCGAGAGCCTGACCAGGGAGAGGGGTACATATATGAAAGCCGCATACTGCGAGATCAAACGGGGCCGGAACTGTGTGACGGTCAATTACTATTCCAAGGAGGGATACGGCCTGGAGCTGGGTTGCCGCAAGCGGGAGCGGGAGCGCCGGGAGGCGTATGCGGCAAAGCGGCGCAGGCTGAACAGGATTAGGGAGAACATCGGGGCGGGCGTTGGTATGCTGGGATTTCTGCTGCTTCTCTGTGCGGGAGGAACTGAGGAAATTTCCGTGATTGTCATGACCGGGGCCGCCGGGCTGGTATTGATGGTGCTGGGCGGCTGGCTGGGCCATGCGTTCTACGGCCAGGAGGAAAATGCAGAGTGGCTGCGCCGGATGCGGGAACGGGGAGAAGTGGAATGACCGAGGAACGAGAGGCCATCCACCGGAGGGCAATCGAAAGAGAGCGGGAAAACCGCTGGAACGCAAAAGGCCGGGCCTGTGTCACCCATCCTAAGTACGGTTCTGTGGTGGTGCCGCACAGCTCCAACCTCGCGGCCTTGATGAATGCGGCGGAATACTGGGGCTGCGACTGGTCGGAGATCACCGGTGCGTCGGTCATGGTGGCAAAACCAGGAGACGGCCCGGCAGTGAAACCGAAAGAGTTTTGCAACCTGGTTGCAAGTGATTTGAGATGATCGGAGGAACTGAATATGAAAGTGAGAATTAACGCCCATGGAAACGCCTTGCCGGAGGCTCACGGAGAATGGATTGACCTTTGCACAGCAGAGGACACCACACTGAGCTTTCTGGAGTACAAGATCATTTCCCTGGGCATTTCTATTGAAATTCCGGCGGGCCACTATGCCCATATCGTGCCGAGGTCGTCCACATTCGGGAAGTGGGGCATCCTGCTTGCCAACAGCATGGGTGTGATCGAGAACGATTACTGCGGCGACGGGGATGTGTGGGGCTTCCCGGCGGTGTGCCTGCGCAAGGACGGGACAACCATTCCAAAGGGAACACGCATTTGTCAGTTCCGACTTGTGGAGAAAGCGCCGCCTGTTGAGTTTGTGCAGGTGGAGAGCCTGGGAAACGAAAACCGGGGCGGATACGGAAGCACCGGAGAGCGGGCGGGCATGACTGAGAGCAGACAGCCGCAGGAAATGCCGGGCCAGAGAATGAGCCGGGTCGAGCGGATGTTTGGGAGCCGTGATAGCTGGGCTACACCGGCGGCGGACGATGGACAGGGGCCGTATAAGGGGTTCTTGATGATCGAGTGCGAGGAGTGCGGAGCGGTCAAAGCATTCTGCGCAAAGCGGGAGACCTACGGCTTTAAGTGTTCCTGTGGGCATGAAACCCCGCTGGAAAATTTGCGCCCGCTGTTCATGCACTGCAAATGCGGAAAGAGCTTCCGATACAAAACCAATGTCACGGCACAGACCATCACCCACACCTGCCTGAATTGCAAGGCACCGGTGGACATGGAGCTGAACAGCAAAGGTAACGCGTATGTGACTGTTGGAGTGAGAAAGGGGCAAGCATGAAAAAGTTTTTTGAAATCTTGTCTGCTGCGTTGTTCTTAGCGCTGACGGTAACTTGGGCCGCAGCCCTTATTCTGGCCGGGCCTGCACTGCTGAAACTCTGTATTCTGTACCTGTTTGGATAAGGAGGGGCAGACATGAAGCTGTCAAAGTATGTGAAGCTGGTCAAGGGCGGCGGATATTGCATGGTCGCCCATGTGGAAGATAGCGGGATATGGCTGGGAACCAGATCGGCAATCTTCCGAGCAACCGAGCTGCCGGACATGGTGGGAGAAGAACAGGTGCGCACGGTTCTGGATATGCCGGAAAAGGCATGGGAGAAAGTTCATTTTGACGAGCGCTGGGAGGGCACAGTTAAAAGCATCTTCGGGATGAACCTTTCTGACTATGCGGACGGCGAGCAGGACACCGAAAAACTGAAAGTGATGGCAGCGCCGGATGGGCTTTGGTGCGATTGCCGCCGGAGCATGGATGATGGTGAGCTGATCTTTTACCGCGAGGCGATGCTCTCTCCCCTGGCAGAGCAGATCAAGGAAAGCGACTACATCAGGTACACGGTCAGAAAAATGGAGAGCGGCCAGCGGTATTTGGTGGTGCATGATGGGTTCGAGGTGCTGGCGGCAATCATGCCGGTGCGGATTGTGACCGAAAAGTATCTGGCAGACCTGTCGGAGTTTCAGGCGCTATGCACCGAGCAGTTTTACCGCGAGCGGGCGCGGGGAGAGTTTGCGGCCCAGGAGACCGAGGAGCCGGATGCGGAGCAGATCGGGATGGAGGATGGAGAGGAGTGAACGGAGCGCTTTTGTCATCCAAGAAGATGGATTACTGCACACCAAAGGAGTTCTTTGCAGAACTGGACAAGGAATTTCATTTCGCATTGGACGCAGCGGCGACAGAAGCCAGTGCAAAGTGTGCAGCATTCTACACCCCGGAAAATGACGGGTTGACAAAGCCGTGGAATATTGCGGGGGGGGGGCTGTGTTCTGCAATCCACCTTACGGACGAGAGATTGGGAAGTGGGTGCGAAAAGCATACGAGGAAGCGCAGAGCGGGGCCACCATTGTTCTGCTTATCCCGGCCAGAACGGACACCAGTTATTTTCATGACTACATACTGGGACACGCGGAAATCCGGTGGGTGCGAGGGCGGCTGCGGTTTGAGGATGAAGATGGGATGGTTTACCCACCTGCGCCATTCCCGTCCATGGTGGTGGTCTACAACAGAAAGAAAGCAGAACGGGATGGAGGTTACAACGGAAAATGAAAACTGAAACCGTGGAAGTTCGGGCGGTAAAGATTGCTGCGAAAATTATGCAGGCAGATGGACTTTGCCGTTACGATGATGTGGACGAGTGCCGCAGGGGATATGTGACTAAGGAAACCTGCGAGCGGTGCATCTGTTCGTGGCTGCTTACCAAGGCGAAAGTGGAGCTAATCAGAGAGGGGAAAATGAAGCATGAATGTTGAAAGAGCGCGGGAAATTCTCGACCCGGAACATCGGGAGAACTACGACGGTATGGAGGCTGTAAATGAGGCTTGCCGGATGGGGCGGGATGCGCTGGGGAAACTGGTGCCGCTGCGCCCCTATCCTGACGGCGATAAAAATATCATGGCCTGCCCCCGCTGCGGGAGCGGCGAATACCTGCACAATGAGGACGGGAATGAGCAGAACTTCTGCGGGCAGTGTGGGCAGGCAATCGAATGGAGATAAGCCATGAAGAATTTTGAGAAAAAGAGGGGCGGGAGCCAGCTCAATTTTCTTGACGAGATCATAGTGGACAACTTTGCGGGGGGCGGCGGGGCCTCCACAGGCATGGAGCTGGCAACAGGGCGTCCGGTGGCAATCGCCATCAACCATGACCCTGATGCAATCCTAATGCACCGGACAAACCACCCATACACGGAACACCTGCAAGCGAGCGTATGGGATGTAGACCCGAGAGAGGTTTGCCGGGGCCGTCCGGTGGGGCTTGCATGGTTCTCGCCGGACTGTAAGCACTTCTCCAAAGCCAAAGGCGCGGCACTGGTAGACCGGAATATCCGGGGCCTTGCGTGGATTGTGCTGCGATGGGCCGGGACTGTCCGCCCGCGGGTGATTATCCTGGAAAATGTGGAGGAGTTCGTTACCTGGGGGCCTGTACGAAAAGGAAAACCGGTGAAGAAAAAAGCCGGACAGACCTTTCAAAAATGGAAGCGGCAGCTTCTGGAGCTGGGGTATCAGGTTGAACACCGGGAGATCGTTGCGGCAGACCTGGGAGCGCCGACCACAAGAAAACGCTTTGTGCTGGTTGCTCGCTGCGACGGGCGGCCTATCGTGTGGCCGGAACGGACGCATGGGCCGAGAGATAGCGAGGAGGTACGAGATGGGCGGCTGATGCCATGGAAAAGCGCGGCGGAGATCATCGACTGGAGCGTACCTTGCTACTCTGTATTTGCCAGTAAGCGGGAGCTGAAAGAAAAATATGGTGTGAACGCCGTCCGGCCACTGGCGGATAACACCATGCGGCGGGTTATCCGGGGCGTGGACAAGTTTACCATCCGAAGCGGTCGCCCGTTCATCGTGGAGTGCAACCACGGAGGGGACGGACACGCAAGAAGTACAGAGGAACCGGTAAACACCGTTACCAGAAAATATACCGGGGGAATTTGCGCACCCGCTCTTGTGCCGTTCACATTCAGCAATACGGGCGGAAGTGTGGGGGAGAGTTTGCGCGGGCCAGTTGGAACAGTGAGAACCGCAGGAGGCCAGGTTTTAGCTGCGGCGAACATTATTCAGTACCACACGGAGCAGACGGAAAATGTTCGGGCGAATGGGCTGAGGATGCCGCTGCCGACGGTGGACGCCTCCAACCGGTACGGGCTGACCACGGCACAGTTTGTAGAATATTTCGGGAATGGGCAGCCGATTGATGTGAGAAAGCCGATGCACACGGTAACGAGCCACGACC